AAGTCTTGGCGCAAGGTTGGAACCCGGCGGACCCGAATAACCTGCCCTATACGTTCAAAGCTTATGGCCGGCAGCGCTTGAACGGCTATGCCATGCCTAGCCTGCCCGCCCTGCCAGCCGCCATCGCGGCACAATGGGATTGGGTATTCCCGGCGCTGGCCGCTTGTCGGTCAACCCAAGACGTTCTGGCGCTGGCGCGCAAAATCGCCAAGCGCAAGGGCGGCCAGCAGGGCCAGCAGGGCCAGCAGGGCCAGCAGGGCGGCCAACAGGGCCAACAGGGCGGCCAGCAGGGCGAGGGCGAGGGCGGCCAGCAGGGCGAGGGCGAGGGCGGCGAGGGCGAGGGCGGCGAGGGCGAGGGCGAGGGCGGCGAGGGCGAAGGCCAGCAGGGCGGCCAGCAGGGCGGCCAGCAGGGCCAGCAGGGCGAGGGCGGGCAAGCCCCGGTTGACGCCCCGGTTGACATGGGCGAGGGCGGCGAGGGCGAGGGGTCCAATAGCGGAACCAGCGCGGGCGGGTCCAGCCAGTTCACGGAATATGACGATAGCTTGACGGCGCAGGTTGAGGCGATTTTGCGCCGCTCTCGCACGCCGGGCTTCAACGCCGGCGTTGAAAACGAAATCGCGGCGCTGGGTCAGGCGCGCCCCGCTGATTTCGGCAACCTGCTAGTGAACGGCACCGGCAAGTCCCGTCTGCCCGGAATTGCCGGCCTTATCCCCAACACGGCCAAGCTTCAGGCGGACGTCCGGCGTCTGGTCAAATCGCCGGAGCGGGTCGGCGTGACCCGCGCCCTTACGTCTGGCCGCTTTGACCGGCGGGGTTTCACGCGGGCGCAGGCCGGGGCGCAAAACGTCTTTGCTCGCCGCCACTATGAGCCGGGCGTCAATGCGGCCGTGTCGCTGGTCTTGGACGCTTCGTCCAGCATGGGCGAAAAAGTCCGGGTCAAAGGCGCGATCCTGCATGGCGCAAAGGCGCAAGCAGCGGCGGCCTTGGCGCTGGCGATGGGCGACGCCTTGGAACGGGCCAGAACCCCGTTTGAAGTCTGTTACGCCCAGTCTGGCCGGCGCTATGGCGGCAAGGCCGTGGTCAATAGCAATTCCGGCGATACGCACATGGTTAAGGGTTTCAATGAGCCTTGGACCCAGCGTCGGGAACGTCTTGGCCACGCCTACAATGCGGGCGGGACGAACAACCTTGGCGCGGCATGGGGCGCGGCGGGACGTCTCTTGCAAGTGCAAGGCGCAACCCGGCGTATCGTTTTCGTCCTGTCCGACGGGGACGACACCTATACGCCGGCGGCTTGGAAACGGGCGGCGAAAATCCTCGCCAAGCGGGGCGTTGAACTGGTTGGCGTCGGGCTGTTGCATGACGTATCGCACAGCTTTGACGTTTTCTTGAACGTGTCGGACCCGGCGGAACTGGCCCAGAAGGGGCTGGGGTTGCTTGTGAGGCAGCTTGAACGGGCTGCGGGCTAGACGCCCCAGCCCCAGCCCCAGCCCCCTGTCCAGCGCCACGCCAGCACGCCCCAGCGCCACCCCGACCCGGCGACAACCCAGCACGCCCACAACCCAGCACGCCCACAAAAACCCCGTCTCAAAATGGATAAGCCTTTTTTAGCCTTCCCACAGGCCGCCCCATACCCGGCGCAGAAGGGCTGAAAGTCCGGCAGGCTGAAACCCCCCTTATAGGGGTTTCAGCCTGACTTTCAGCCTTCTGCCCGGAGGGGTTATTCGCCTTCGGCCTGATTGAAGGCTGAGAAGGCTGAAACCCCCTCGGACAAGGCTGAAACCCCCTCGGACAAGGCTGAAACAGGCGCAGCCCAGCCCGAAACAGGCTCTAAAGCCGTCCGGCAGTTCAAACCGTCCCTTTGGACCCTAACCCCTGTCCGAAAAGCGTTCAGCCTTTCACCAATTTGGATAAGGATTTCATTTTGGCGTTCATCCCAGCCTTGCACTCCGGCTGCCGACAAGGCGGTCTCGATGTCGATTGTCCCCTTGCCCGCCCGCTTGCCGTGCGACACAACCTGTCCTGCGCCCGCCCCCGTCATCCACTTGTGAAGGGCTGCGACAGCCTGCTCGACTTGAAAGTCCCGGACGGCGCTGTCCCCGTAGAGCGCGTCTTGCTCGGACACAGGAACCAAGACGACCGTCGTCTCCCCAGCGTACACCGACGCCACGCTGTCCTTGCGATAGAACTCCCGCGCCCCTGTCACGCCATAGTTGGTCTTCGCCAGTTTCAGTTCTATGCACTCGCCCCCCGCGCCAACTGGCCGCATCTGGGTTATCACTCGCGCGTTGCCCTCAATGCCGATAGAGCCTGCCGACGCGAAGCCGTCGCTCCCCCCAGCCCGTGAGGCTGTTTTGGTCATGTGATGCGTGAAGACGATCCCGACCTGCCTGCCGGTCCTGTCCTCGTACACACTCATAATCGCTTTCCAGACCCGAAAGAGCGCGTCGATCTGCCAGCGTTCGTTCTCGGTCCCGAAGAAAGTGTGCCGCATCATGTCGAACACCAAGACCACGGGCGCTTTGTCCTCGCCCTCGGACACCCGCTCAAGCGTGTCGCACAACCAGTGAAGCCCCGAAGTGATCTTCCGGGCGATCTTTCGGGTCTTCTCGTCTAGCTCGACAAGCTCAAGAGGTTTGTTCTGGACAAGCTCGAATGTCCGGCCGGCTGTCACACCCCCAGCCAACCCCAGAAAGTGATCGCGCACCGCTGCTGCGCGCTCCCACAGGACGGCCGCGCTGTCCTCGCCAAACAACCCGATGATGTGAGGGTGCTCCGGGAGACTGACCCCTTTGTCCCGTGGCGTGATCCCGTAGGCTGCTGCCGTGAGACAATGCAGCGCCCACAAACTCTTTCCGACGCCCGGCGCTGCGATAACGCCATGGACGACACCGGGCCAAGCGAACCCCGGCACAAGGGCTTTGGGCTTGGACAGTCCAGCGCCCCGAGCCTCAAACGATGCCCATGTCCCGAGCGTTGTCCTCGCGGCTGCAAGCGACTTGTCCTCGGCCACGGCTGCCCGCATGACTTCCTTGGCGAGCCATCTGTCCTTCCCGGTGAGCGTGTTGACGGGCGCTTTGGCTTCCTCGTCCACGACGCTGTTCCGGAAGTCCCACTCCAACTCGCATCTGGGAAACTTCTCAAGCGCCCACTTCCAGAGTTGTCCTCGGCCAATCGTGTCCGGCTTGTGGACGCCTTCCCAGACCCGCCCACAATCTTCCTGTTGCTCGCGCTGTCCGCACCATGCGAGCCACGCCCCTAACCCCTCCTCGCCCACGGCTCCCTTCAGAGCGTGAGCCATCCTGATCCAAGTTTCCCGATCATCGAACCGCTCGTCGTTCGGGACGTGGCGCATGATCCACTCGACTTCGTCCACGCCTGCCGTGATGTCCTTGTCCGCACCCGACAATCGAGGCGCTGCGCCGGCGTTGACGTTGGATCCCACCCCCTGCCGGTCCAAGTATGCCCGGACTGACGCTATGATGTTGGACAGGCCCGCCGCCGTGAGTTCCACCAGCTTGTTCGCCACGGGCTGATAGTTCCATTTCAGCGTGACCCCTTTGTCCGCCCGGAACCCCTCGACATGGAGTTGCCTGTTGGCTCCCGAGACTTCCAGCACCAACTCGCCCGCCGCTGTCCTCACGCTGTGCGAAGCCCATGTCTCGCCGTCCGCGAGCCTGACGATCATCGCCCTCGACGCGCTGCCGGGACGCGAGCGTGTGGGGTAGTCGTTCCCCAGAAAAGACCGAAGGATGCTGTAGATCGCGTCCGCGTGTGCGCCGTCCTCGATGTCGAACGCGGGGAACTTCCCTGTCTTCAAGCCTAGGTTTCGTCCGCTGTCCCAGCCCGTGACCAAGTCTATGTCCGGCTCGGTCGAAGCATTCCAGCCCGGCGTGAGCGTCCTTTTCTGTCCCGGTTCTAGCGTGAGCAAATGCCCTGAAAATCCGTTGTCGATCCATACTTGCGCTTTGTTGATTTCGCTCTTGCCCTGCGTGTCTTTTGATGTATCCTGCATTTCGCAACTCCTGTCTTTGCGGGTTGGATTTGCCCTGTGACCTAGCCCCCGTCCTATCGAGTGACGGGGGCTTTTTCGTTAGGGCGTGAAGAGGTCCAAGCCTGCGCTGGCTTTGTCGTTTTGTCTAGCCACTAGGTCTTGCATTCAAGACAAACACGACACAAAGCCTAGCCCGTAAACCGCTTGTTGACGCTCTCGACCAGCCAGCCCGGCGCAAAGTGGGCGTAAGTCCGCATGACCGTGACGGGGTCGTCGCCCAGCATCGCGGCGACTTGTCGCACGTCCACGCCCGCCCGCACTTGGCGGCATCAGCCGCCGGGGTGCGCGTGACATGGGCCTCTCCAATATTACCTGTGTATCCTCTCAAGCGGGGAGAGTGCCACGTTTCCACCAAATGTCAACAAAAAGAGACACAAGCTATGTCTTTGCCTCTTGCCAAATCAGATTGTATGTGTCTTGTTATCCAAACATCAACACAAGACGGGACGGCGCAACGTGGCGGATTTCCTCCTCTTGGTCCTCGTGGGCTTCAACGTGGGGGCCATGGTCCTCGCCCTCGGGCTGTTCGTCATGATCGTCCGGGACGGCTGGTCCGTCGAGTGGCCCGAGCGCATCGCCCTGTGGGGGACCGCGTCTTGCTGCCTCGCCCTCAACGGGCTGGCGTTCTGGCAGGTCCTCAAGGCGTGGAGCATCTCGTGACCGACGCCACTGTCCGCTGGGACGCCCAGCGCCTTATCCGAGACCTTGGCGGCGCGACGCACGTCCGGACCAACATGCTCAAGCACGGTCTGGAAGTGCCAGCCCACCCGACGATCCGGAACTGGCTCTATCGGGACCGCGTGCCGGGACACGCTGTGGCGCTATTGCTCGTGCTGGGCAAGCGCATGTCCTCGCGGTTCAACCCTTACGACTACGTCTTGATCGAAGACGAAAACGGAGAGCGCCCGTGTACCGGCTAGTCCTCGCGATTGATCCCGGCAGCGTGTCCGGCGCTTACGCGGTCCTCTGCGCCACCAAGGGCGTCCCCGGCCTCGGGCCGACCATCGAAGTCCTCGAAGTGGACGACCTGCCCGTCATGGACAAGAACGTCAACGGCGCGGCGTTCCAGCGGATCGTCGCCAGCTTCAAGCAACACACGAATGCTCGTCTCGAAGCCGTGACTGAGCGCGTGTCCGCCATGCCCAAGCAGGGGATTTCCAGCGCCTTCAACTTTGGTCGGGGGCTGGGCATTGTGGAAGGCGTCCTCGCGGCGTCCATGCTGCCGACGACATTCGTTTCGCCTGCGAAATGGAAAGGCGCAATGGGCCTGAACCGCGACGGCGAGGCGTCCCGTGTCCTCGCGACCCGGCTCTACCCGAGCCAAGCCGGCGCGCTGCGCCGCGTGAAGGACCACAACCGCGCCGAAGCGATCTTGCTGGGGCACTATCACATAGGAGGACAGCGGCCGTGAACGTCGAAACTTTTCTCAAGGGCTGGGCGCTGCTTTTCGTCGCTGTCCTCGGCGTCGTTATCCTGTCCGCCCTGCCGGGCTGCGCCGTCGTGAAGTGCGTCCGGAACACTTACACCTGCGGGTTCAACTGAGCCTATGGCCGACGCGCTTCTCCCATATCAGACTGCCGGCGTCGCGCGCTTCGCGAACTCTGTCCTTCCCGTCCATCGTTACATGGCGTGGGAACCGGGGCTTGGGAAAACCGCGACGTCGATTGCTCTGGTGGACCGAGAGAACCACGACAGGGTCCTCGTGGTCTGTCCGGCGCACGCGCGCCTGAATTGGGAGCGCGAAGTCCTGCGGTGGCAAACCCGCTCCCGCCCTGTCCAGATCGTCAGCACGTCGAACACGTCCCAAGTCCTCGACGGGCCGGGCGTCGTCCTCGTGTCCTATGACATGGTCTCGCGCAAGGGTTCAGCGATCCGGGGCGCGCTCACCCGCCGCAAGTGGGGCACGCTCATACTGGACGAAGCCCACGCGCTCAACGCTCCGACGTCGAACCGCACGCGCTTCGTCCTCGACCCGCAAAAAGGTCTCTTTCTGAACGCCAAGCGTGTGCTGCCCCTGTCCGGGACGCCGGCGTCGAAACACGCTGCTGAACTTTATCCTATGCTCCGCGCGATCTACCCGGCGGCGCTCGACGGTCGCAGCTACGACGATTTCGTCACGCGCTACTGCTACGTCCGGACGATGCGCGTCAACGGACGCGAAGTGAAGCAAATCGTCGGCACGCGCCGGGATAGGATCGAAGAACTGCGCGCGAAGATCGCGCCTTTCTTGGACGTCCTGAAAGCCGACGATGTCCTGCCCGACCTGCCGACGCTGCGCGTCCAGAACTACCCGTTGTCGCCTGCGGACTTGCCCGAAGCTAAAGCGGTGTTGGGAGCCAGCGCCACGCTCAACCGGGCACTCCCGGACAAAACAGACATTCTGACCTTCATAGCCAAGAACGTGACCGCGTTTGCGACAGAACGCCGCATCCTCGGCACGGCCAAGGCAGCGCTGGTTTCTAGCATTTTAGCCGAAGAATTGGCCCAGACGACGCACAAGGTCCTCGTTTTTGGCATTCACCGGGACGCTTTGGCGATAATTGCAAAAAAACTCACCCACTTTGGCGTTGTCACAATCGACGGCTCGTGTGACAGTGTGGCCAAGACGAAGGCCCAAGACACGTTTCAACAAAACCCGGAGGTCCGCGTAGCCGTCTGCCAGATCAAGGCGGCGTCCACCAACCTGACGCTCACCGCAGCGTCCGAAGTGGTCCTCGTGGAACCCTCTTGGAACCCGCTGGACAATTACCAAGCCATCCGACGCGCCCGGCGCATCGGACAGACCCGTCCTGTCCTCGCCCGCTTCATGTCGCTCGAAGGCGCGGACGACCGGATCAACGAAGTCCTCAAGGCGAGGACGGAGGAAATGTCGCAACTACTAGGGACAGGAGAAGACGAATGAACGTGAATATCCGAAGCACGGCGGGGGCGGCGCATTTCAAGGGCCTGCCGGTGCTGGTTGAAGTCTTTGCGGACAGCCCCGAGGAAGCCCTAGACGCGATGGAGAAGCTGATCGCCGGGCTGGACGGCAACGTGAACGTCACCGCCGTAGCCCAGATCGCCAAGCCGGTGTCCGCCGCGCTCGCGAAAGCCGACCCGTCGAAGGAAGACAAGCACGCCCACGACAAGGCCATGCGCCTCTTGGTGGACCTGTACCGCGACGAGAAGACCCGCGACATGGCCCGCGCGCTGCTGGCGAAATACGAAGTCCAGAAGTTCGGGGAAATCCCGGTCGAGCGCGGACACGAGTTGCTGGCCGACGCGCTCAAGATCAAGGGCTGACGCTCAATGGCGCACAAGGACCGCTCCCACGCAGAACTGTCCGCCTCGGGCAGTTCGATCTGGCTGAACTGCACGATGTCCCCGGTCCTGTCCCGTGGCGTCGAGCGGCGGTCCTCGAAGTACGCGGACGAAGGCACGGCAGCCCACGAAGTCGCGGAAGAACTCTTGCGCCAGCGCGGCCTCGGGAAGCCTCGGGCCTACTCGGTGGACGAGGAATTTGAGACGCGGGTGAAGACCTACGTCGATTATGTCGAGGACCTGTGCAAGCGTGCGCCGCTCTACCAGATCGAACAGCGGGTGTCGCTCGCGAAACTTTGGGACGGCGATCCGCCGTCGGACATGTTCGGCACGGCCGACTGTGTGGCGATCACTCCGGACAAGACGCTGCACGTCGTGGACTTGAAGTATGGTCGCGGCGTCCCCGTCGAAGTTCGGGATAATTCCCAGCTTCTCTACTACGCGCTCGGCGCGTGGTTGATGCTCAAGAACGAAGTGCAGATCGAGAAAGTCCGCATGACCATCGTGCAGCCGCGCGCCGCGCACCCCGACGGCCCTGTCCGCCACTGGGACCTGCCGCTCGTGGACGTCATCCACTGGGGACACGATGTCCTCAAGCCGACGGTCGATCTGATCTGCGAGGAAGACGTGTCCAAGCTGACGCTCGTGGAGGGCAAGCATTGCCGTTGGTGCCCTGCGGCGTTGTCCGGTTGTCCTGAAAAGCAAAAGACGAAGACCAACGAAGCCAAGACGGAGTTTTCGTGATGGTCAAGATCACCACGGAGGGAGAAATACGCCATGAGCGCAGCAGCCCCCGGCAGCGCGATGGCGCAACAAATGTCCTCGATGATCGGACAGTCGCAGAACCATAACGCGCTGCTGGCGCAACTCGCGCACACCCCGCCGCCGAACAACGCTGCCCCGTGGCAGGCGTCCGTGCAGGCGCAGTTCCACCGCGACCTACGACGCGAACAGGACCGCGCACACTTCGCCGCCGCTGACGCCGCCCTGCCGGACAGCGACGAACAGAGATTTCGCCGCGTGGCGAAATGGCGGCGCACGTCGCGCCGTCCAATGACTAGGAGACTAGGATATGGGTGACAAAGTGATTACGCCGGTCGGCATTCTGTCCTTCCCGGCGCTGTTCAAGCCCCGCTCCCCGACGCCGGGCGCGGAACCTCGGTTCTCTGTGAACCTTGTTTTCGACAAGGCGGCGCAGGCTACTCCCGAATACAAAAAGTTGGTCGCGGCGGTGGAAGCCGAAGCGAAGGACTTTTTCAAAGGGAAGCCCCCGGCGGGCTGGCGCAACCCGATCCGCGATGCTGGCGAAAAGGAATACGCCGGCTACGAGGAAGGCCACACCTTCATCGGCGCGTGGACGAAGACCAAGCCGGGCCTCGTCGGTCCTTCGCTCGAAGAAATCGAAGCCGAAGGCGACGTGTTCCCCGGACAGAAGGCTCGCATTTCTGTCCGGCCGTTCGGCTACAACAACTCGGGCAACAAGGGCGTCGGTCTCGCCCTGAACAATGTCCAGATCATCAAGTACGACATGCCGCGCCTCGACGGTCGCGCCAAGCCGGAAGACGAGTTCGGCAAGGCGGACGGCGCTGACGACGCTGACATGCCGTTTTGAGGACAACGGGAGGGCGGGGATTTTCCTCGCCCTCTTTGTCTTGTTTGGTGGAGGACACAATGGACAAATTCATTAAAATCCAGCTTGGAAAGTCTAAGTACGCCATTGCCCGGCAGCGCCCCGGCGGTTGGTTCGGGATCGTCGCGACGGCGGACAGCCAAGTCATGGCCGACATGATCTTCAACGCCCTCGTGGAAACCGCGAAGGCCGAGTACGCGCGGAGGGCGGCATGACCGGCTCCGAAACACCGTGCCCGGAGTGCGGCCGGAAGACGCTTAAACTCGCGCATCACGGAGTGAACTTCGAGTGCATGTGCTGCGGCGTCGTCGTCCCGTTCAGCAGCAATCCGCACCCGCTGCCGGACAACAACCCGAAGACCGCTTTCGGCATCAAGAAATGGTCGTTGGCCGACGTGCCGGTGATCGCGCTCTACTGGCTGGGCAAAGTCTGCCAGAACGGCGCGCGCAAGTACGGCCGGCTCAACTGGCGACAGAACAGCGTCACCGCGTCGATCTACTACGACGCGGCGCAACGCCACTTGATGGCGTGGTACGACGGCGAGCATCGCGACGTTGAGAGCGGCTGCCACCCGCTCGCGCACGTCATGGCGTGCTGCGCGATCATCATCGACGCCGAGCAGCACTCTTGCCTGAACGACGACCGCCCGAAGTCCGGACGCTTCGTGTCCGCGATTGCGATGGACGCGCACAAGGAGGACAGCCACGATGGTTGATGTCCTTCACCTCGATCTTGAGACTTTCTCGGAAGTCGATCTGAAAAAGTGCGGCTCGCACGTTTACTGGGCGCACCCGTCCACGAAAATTCTCTGCGCGGCGTGGGCCTTCAACGACGGCCCCGTGAAGACGTGGGACATCCGCGACGAAAAGAACGGCTCGATGTTCGCGCACATTCTCTACTCGTCGCCGGCGAACACCTTGCAAGGAACCGAGTGGCACGCTTGGAACGCCGGCGGCTTTGAGACGCTGGGGATGATCGCGGACGGTAGCGCCGTGGACATTTCGCGCTGGCGGGACACGATGATCCGCGCCGCGTACTACGGCCTGCCGATGTCGCTCGACCAAGCGGCGCGTGCGCTCAATCTCGACGTCCTCAAGGATATGTCCGGGCATCGCTTGATGCTCAAGATGTGCAAGCCCGCCAAGGACGGCTCGAAGTGGCACGAGAAAGGCCCGGCGCTGCTGGACAAGCTGGTCGAGTATTGCAAGCAGGACGTGGAGACCGAGCGCGCCGTCGGGAAGTACCTCCCGCCGCTGCCGGACAGCGAGCAGAAACTTTGGGAACTGGATTGGTCGATGATGCGGCGGGGTATGCCCATCGACGTCAACGAAGTCCTCGCGCTCGAAGGCCACGCGCAGATGGCGCTCGCCAATCTCAACGCTGAACTGCGCCGGATCATGGGCGGCAGCCCGTCGATTTCGTCCACGGCGCAAATCCTCAAGTGGGTGAACGACGTGCTGACGATCAACAACCTGCCGATCACGCTGCTGTCGCTGGACAAGGCGGCGGTCGCGGAGGCGCTGTCCTCGCCCTACCTGCCCAAGCATGTCCGGCGCGTCTTGGAAATTCGTCAGGAAGCCGCGAAGTCCTCTGTCGCCAAGCTTCGCTCGATGATGCTCACGGCGAACGGCGATAATCGTATTCGTGGACTGACGCAGTTCTACGGCGCGTCTCGGACAGGCCGCTGGGCTGGACGTCTTGTCCAAGTGCAGAACCTGCCCCGCCCCGCGAAGGGCATCGACCCGGACAACGAAATCACCGCAATGCGGAGTATTAGCTCCGGGCTTTACCAGCCGCCCCTAGGCCACACTGTCCTGTCCACGATTTCGTCGTGTCTTCGCGGGCTGTTCACGCAGTCCTCGGGTTTCGTCATGGGCGACTTCTCGCAGATCGAGGCGCGCGTGATCGCGTGGCTCGCCGGACAGAAAGACATTCTCGACGTCTTCGCGAAGGGCGAGGACGTTTACACCTACACGGCCGGCAAGCTGGGATCGAAGGACCGTCAGTTCGGCAAGGTCCTCGTCCTTGCCTGTCTTGCTGAAGACACTCTCGTCTTGACAGATAAAGGACACGTCCCCATACAGGAAGTCACTCGCCAACACGCGGTATGGGATGGTGTAGAATGGGTAAGGCACCAAGGACTTGTCTACCGGGGGGAGCGCGAGACGGTAGAACTGGACGGCTGCTACCTGACACCGGAACACGAAGTCTTGTGCGGGGGCCGTTGGCTTCCGGCGCAAGCTGCGGCGCAAGACGAAAGCACCCTGTCCCGAATGTTGGAGACAGGTTCGGAGAGCTTACCGTTCGCGGGTACGAACTCGGAGACCGGGGCGGCGTCCGCTTCATTCTCGTCGCGTGTTCTTGCGGCGCTCCAGAGCATAGGGTTAGCCCGCACACGCTCCGCACAGGGGCGTCCACACGCTGCAATGTCTGCGCGAAACGGCAGACAGGCCATTGGATCAAGAACTGGTGGCGCTACGCAGACGTGTGTCCAGACGACGGCCACCGCCGTCGGCTACTCAACCGCGTGTCTTCCTGCGTCAATCGCTGCCATAACCCCAACGACAGCGGTTTCCGCAACTATGGCGCGCGGGGCATTCACGTCTTCGAGCCTTGGCGCAAAGACCGCCGAGCTTTTCTCCAATATCTGCTCACGCTGGAGGGCTGGGACAACCCGGCGCTGGAATTGGACCGGACCGATGTCAACCGGGGCTACGAACCCGGCAACCTTCAGTTCGTCACGCGCCGGCAGAACGTCCTCAACCGGCGCACAATCGCAGACATGCAACGCCGCATCGAAGAACTCGAAGCCGAGAACGCGCGTCTACGATCTGGCTTTTGCGGGGCCGCGTAACCGCTTCACTGTCTGCACAGCGTCGGGCTTCCTGCTCGTACACAACTGCGGCTTCGGCATGGGCGGCGGGAAGTTCTTGGACACGGCAGCCACTTACGGGGTCACGCTCGACGCTGTTCAAGCACAGAACGCCGTGCAGATGTGGCGCGACGCGAACCCGATGGTCGTCGCGTTCTGGAAGGCGCTCGAATTTGGCGCACGGCGTGTCCTGAACGATGACGTGGAGGCATACCACGTCGGCAAGATCACGCTCGCTATGGGCAAGCGCAGGCTCGCGGGCTGCCTCTTGATGAAACTCCCTAGCGGTCGCGTCCTCGTCTACCGGAACGCCCGGCTCGTGCCGAACGAAGACCCGAAGTGGCCGGACGAAATCGTCTATGACGGCGTGAACCAGACGACGCGGAAGTGGGAGACGCAGTCCACCTACGGCGGCAAGCTGGCCGAAAATGCCACGCAGGCGGTTGCCCGCGACCTGCTGGCGCACACAATCGCGGTGCTTGAGTTATACAATACTCTGACCCCGCTCGTGACAATTCACGACGAAATCGTCTGTGAGACGGTCGGCATTCCTGCGGACCAACTCTCTGCGTCTTTGCTCCACAAAGCTATGACGGCCGCCCCGCCGTGGGCCGCCGGCCTGCCCGTGGCTGCCGAGTGCAAGGCCATGATGCGCTACGGGAAATAGCCCATGCTCGCCGTCCTCGCCTGCCTCGTCTTCCTCGGATACCTCGCCGCCTTCGCCGTGATAGTCACGGCCCTGTGGTACGCGGTCTTTGCCCTTCTCTCGATAGTCGCGGCCCTCGGGTACGCGACTGTCTTCCTCGTGAAGTGCAGCATTGCTGCATTTGTCTGGCTCTGGAAAACACTCTATCGCTTTGATTTTAATGGTGGGCGCGACAGGGATTGAACCTGTGACCCCTCCCGTGTGAAGGGCGATGCGGCTTTGTCCGCAGGACAACAAACACAGCAAGTTGCTGATCTGTCCGGGGGCCTAGCCCGGCACGCCCCGGTGTTGGCCGACAAAAAAGGTGCGGCATTGCTGCATTTGGGGTTGACATGCCGCGTTGCTGCATGACATCTTCGCGTTGTGATAGTGACACAACGGGAGAGGACAAGAGCCATGAAACTCGGGGACCTGCTCAACGACTACACGGAGACGAAGCTGCGGCTTCAAAAAATCCGTGAGACGACGGCGATCAACTATCGGGCGGCGGCTTCCCGCTTCCCGCTGTCCTCGCGCGACGTCAAGAAACTCACGGCGGCCGACATCGAAAAAGCCTACGGCGAAATGCTCGCGAGGAACCTCGCGCCGTCCTCCGTGCGGCTGACGCACTCGCTCTTGGTCTGTGCGCTGGACAAGGCTGTCCGGGACGGCGTTGTTGTCTCGAATGCCGCAAGACTGGCCCAACCGCCGGGACACCCGAAGAAGACCGCGCCGAAGGCGCTGTCCGACGAAGACTTGAAGCGGTTGCTCGCCGTCGCGGCGCTGGAACCTATGCCGTGGGGGCTGCTGATCCGGCTCGCCATCGGCACGGGTCTCAGGCGGGGCGAAATCTGCGCCATCAAGTGGACCGACGTGGACCTGCCCACCGGCACGATCCGCGTGTCCCGCGCGACTGCGGAACACGGCCGGCTCTTGGTCGTGGGCGCGCCCAAGTCGCTCGCCGGCGTGAGGACGATCATTCTGCCGTCCTCGCTCGCGCAGGAACTGCGGGCGCTCGCGCTCACGGTCTCCAAGAAACCGCCGGTCAACGACTACGTCCTCGGGCGCTTCCTGCGCCCGTCCAGCGCGAGCCGGGGCGTGGCGCGCATCTTGAGCAAGGCGAAACTCAGCAAGTTCTGCCTGCACTCTCTGCGGCACACCCACGCCACGGCCCTCGTGTCGGCAGGGGAACCCCTGCCGGCGATTGCCCGCCGCATGGGCCACTCCACGGTCTCCACGACCATGTCGATCTACGCGCACCCCAAGGAAGGCGAGGACAAAGCCCTCGCCGGACAGATCGACAAGTTGGTGACGCTGTGAAGCCCGGCCGGCTCGTCTGGATCGCCCTCAACCTCGCAGGGGCGATGTTCGCCCCGCAACTCTACGCGGCAGCGGTGGCCGCCCTGTTCATCTACATCGCACTCGTAGCCTAGGAGAGAAACATGAAATTCGAGAATGAAGACAAACCCATGCCCCTCGAAGACGCGCTGGCCTTTGTCCGGAACGCCGTGGAGAAGAACCACGGCCTTGTCCTGCTGTCGGCGCACCACGACGGGATCGGTATCCGCATCGACGCGCGGCTCAGGGAAATCCCCGGGCACCACTTGTTGCTGCTGGCGTCGGACCTGTGGAACCACACGATAGGCGACAACCCGCCGACGGACTTGAAACTCGTGGGCGACGCCCTCGACCGCTTGGCGCGCCAGATCGCGGAAGTCAAACCGGGCATCAAGCCCGAGACCCTCGACCTGTCCAGCATTCGCCTTAATTGAGCAGGCCCCTGTGACAGGACGATGGAACAAACCCAGCCCCTACAAAGGGCGGGGACGCGGCTGGAACCGTATACGGGAGCAGTACGCAATAGAAGACGCTTTCCGGGAGGCGTGCGGGGGTTGTCTTGAGGTCGAGATACCCCTCTGCGAAGGGTGCGGGGCCTTGGAGACCCGCATTGGCCTTCTATGGGGAGATAATTTTTTCACATGCAAACCCTGCGTGGACCGTGTCCACGAGAGCCTGAACGCCGAGCGCGACACGAAAGCTTCGCGGGGGCTAGTCCGCAAAATCAAAGAGGAGTTGCATAATGCCTAAGATCAAAACCACAGGTGAACTCCGCGCCTTTCTGGCGGACATGCTGCTGGGTATCAAGAACGGCCACGTTGAACCGGACGTGGCGCGCAACTTGACCAAGATGGCCGCCCAGATAAACGAGAGTTTCTACTCGGAAATCAAGATCGCCCGCGTGCAGATGGAAGCGGGTAAGCAGTCGGCGGCGTTGGGCGCACTCCCGATAGGGGACGGCTCCTAGTTGAGCAGACCTGCGGGCCGCCGCTTCGACTGCGAACCCTGTTCGCCCTTCGCGGCGAGCAGGGACCACAAAGCCGGATCGACGGCCCGATACTGCGGGGACACAGCGCCATTGGCCGACGGAGGCGTGAAACCCCTAGCCGCCCGCTGTTCCTGCGCCTTCCTGAAAAGCGCCGCCAGTTGCTCCGGGTTTTCGATGCCCGCGTTGAGCATGTTGATCTGCGACGGCAGCCCCATACTCCCCGCCAGCTTGCGCGCGTACTTCGATCCGACCTGCGCCGAAATCAGCGTGTGGCCGCCCATGAGACCGGACAGCTTGTTACCCGCGCTCGCGCCGAAGATGCGCGACGCGATGTCCACGTAGTCCGGGGTCTTCGACGTCGGGTCCACGGCCTGCGCCTTGGCGCGGACCATCGCGTCGGCGTTCTTGACGACGTGCTGGGCCTCGCCCGTGATCGCCGCGTGACGCTGCTGGTCGATCAAACCTTTCTTGAGCATCCAGTCCGCGACGTTGCCCGTCTTCGCGTTGACCGGCCGCAAGATGTTCGCCGCCTTGTCCACGGCGTTCTCGCCTGTGCCGATATAACGGTTCACAACGCCGGACAGGCCTTCCAACCCGTCGGGGCCGGCGCGGCGCGCGGTCTTGTAAAGGCTCTCCAAGTACGCCTCGGGGTTCTTCTTCCCCAGCGCCTCGGTAATCAGACCCTCGGGGGTTTCCGCACGGCCCAGCACGCTCGACACGGCGGACTTGTCCGACTGCACGAGCTTGTGGAACTGATCGGCGCGCATGTCGGCGCGAGCCGCCGCCGTCGCCGCGCCCTGCGCGCCTTCGAGCGCCGTCCTCGCCGTCGGAAGCTGCGCGTAAAGCGGTTGATGCGTGCCGAGTTCTCGCGCGATGCTCTCGGGCGAAGGCCGACCCGTCACTTGGTCCACGTTGCGCGGACCGACCTTGCCGAGTTGCGCCGTGGACAGGTCCTGTTCCGCGAGCATCGGGTCAGCGGTGGCGCGGTTCACGATATGCTCGACGTTCTCGCCCTGCCGGATGGGCTGTCCGGTCAGCACGCGCTCTGCCGTCGTCTCGGGGACGTTCGCGGTGGAACCCTTGCGCCCATACGCGAACAAGTCGCTACCCGCCGGACCGCGCTCGAAGATGTCCGCTTTCTCGCGGGCCATCTTGTTGAACGTCGGGACGTGCTGAAGCGTCGGCACCGTGCCGCTGCGGTACTGAAACATCTGGTCAATGTGGCTGGCCAGATTGCCGTAGAAGTCTCCGGCCGCCTTGTTGCCCTTCTCGTAGAAGTCCCGCGACGCCTGACCGGCGCGGCTCCGCAGGTCGAGATAGTCGCCCACGGTCGCGTCACGGCGCGACACTTGGTTGAGCGACGCCAGCAAGTTCTGTCCGGGGTTGTCCTCCGGGAGCGCCGCCACGCCGGGCGTGCCGTTGATGCGGTTGTTCACGCGCGCACGGAACTGCACGCCGGATGTCGGGCCGAGGACAGCGGACCTGTCAATCATGCTTTGGATGCTGTCGAGGTTCTGTCCGTAGACAGAGTGCATCGCCTGCATGTTGGCGTTCAGTCGTTCGCCGGCAGCCGTCTGGTCGCCAACCGAAGGCTGGATCGCCTCGCCGGCCTGCGTCGCGCGCTGTCCTTGGCGCTGCTGGATCGCGCCGACGCGCGCCGCGCCTTCGTCCACGCGCTGCTGGACAGCCGGAAAGAGTTTTTCAGCGTCGCCGCCAATCTGCGACTGCGCGATGGCGACACGGTTCGCCTGCGCGGCGTCGGCAGCTTCTTGGAACGCGCGGCCGGTGTTGACGTCCTTCGACGCGAGGTGCGCGGCCAAGTCTTGAACGACGGGGTTGAGCGTGCGCGTGTGCGCGGGGCCTTGCGCCATCGGCCCCGTGAGGTCCTTGATGACGTTCGCGATGTCCACGTCCGCGTTGCCGCCAAGCTTGGCGGCGTGTTCTTCCATGAGCGCGGCGAGGTTTCCCGCCGTCGCCGCTTCAGGGTCGAGCGCCGTCCTCGCCTTCTGGACGAGGTACTGTCCGCCCGGCAGGTTCTCCACGACGTTGCTGGCCTTGCCGCCGAGCGCGCGGGCCACGCCGACCGGGTGCGTGACCGCGCCGACCAGTCCGCCGATAGCGTGGCCCACCTCGTTGTCCGGGGCGATCTGGTCCGCGACGGCCGTGCCGAAGCCGGACATGCCGGCCATTGGCGCGGCCGTCGCTACGTTCTTGAGGACGCCCTTGTCCGCGATGGACTTGGCGGTAGTGTCGAGCAGCTTCATGCCGGTCGCGCCGCCCTTGGCGACGCCGGCGAGCGCGGCTTCCGGTGCGAGCATCGAGGACAGGGCCTCGCCGGTCGCGCGCCCCGCATAACCGTAATGCCGGACGTTCTCGGGCAGGTCTGAGATTTCGGGCGCGCCGACAAGGTTCCGGGTGTAGCCCTCGGTCGCCTGCTGCGCCGTGCCCTCCGGCATGATGCCGAGGCCCTTCATGGCGTAGTAGATCGGATTGATATGGTTCGTGAGGTCCGCAAGCTGCCCGACGCCGCCGGCGAGGCCCGGCAGCACCTGCCCACCATAGGCGCGGACAGCGCCGCCGACGCCGCCGTAGGCGGCTTTCTGGGACGCCTCGTGCTGCGATTGGCCGTCCAGTTGCTGGAACGCCTGCGCGACGGTGTTGTAGTCCTCGGACCCCTGAAGGTGCTGGTTCTGGACAAGCCACGAGCCGAGCGACGTGAGGTCTTCGTTATTGGCCATTGGTCCGCCCCACGATCTGCCGGGCACGCGCAAGGACGTCCGGGATTTGACCCGGCTGTCCGCCGACCTGCCGGCGCGCGGCGTCCGCCGTCGGGTTGTACGCCCGGCCTTGGATGTTCGCCGCGAGGCCGTCCATGACGCTGCCGAGGTTCTGCTGGACACGCCGGATGTCTTGGTACTCGGCAGCGTGTTGCAGCGCCATGTTCTGCTGCCCGGAGTTCATCGCGGCGGCTGCCTTGCGCTGCGCCTGCTGCGCGCGGGCTTCCACTCCGTTGTAGAGGCCCTTGTAGGTGTTGAGCGCGGACGACGGGTCCGTGAACATGGCCGCCGTCGGCGGCAGGCGCGACATGATCGCCTTGCGCGCGTCGTTCGACTTCTGGCCGGGCAAGCCTTCCGCCAGCACGCCCGCGATGTCGTTGTGCATCGTGTCGATCTGGCTGATAGCCGTCTCGCGCGCCTGCGCGTCCGGGGTGCGTTCAAGCCCCCAGAAACGCTGAAACGGGTCTTTCGTGTGCAGCGACGCCCACGTCCCGAAACCGAAAGCGTCCGCCGGGTTGGGCAGCGCGAACTGCGAACCCTGATTGGTCGGCGTCGAAATCTGTCCGGGGATGTAGCCCGGCGGACGGCCGGGAGCGCCCGGAGCCTGTCCGGGAGCCGGAGCCTGTCCGGGCTGGCCGGGTTGTCCGCTCATGCCGATCATTCCGGCCACCGGGTTCTGCGGCTGGTTCGACGGCACCCTCACTTCGTTCGTCTTCGTGTTCACGAGGACAAGCTGGCCGTTGACGACCTGCGGCGACCAATGATCGTCGCCCTCTAGGAGCGTCTGGTTTATCTCGTCGTCGGACTTGCCGATGCTCTTGAGCCAGTCGCGCTTCTGCGTGAAGTCGGTCGGTGCCGGGTTCTGGCGTTCTGTCCACAGTTTCATGGCGGCGGCCGGGTCCACGAGCGCCATCTGCTTGACGCTGTCCGGGGCGTTACCGGACAGGAGCGACTGCAAGCCGAGCGTCTGCCGCTTTGCGGCGACGTCCTCGGCCGTCGCCTTCTGCTGGACAAGCCGAGCCTGCGCCGCGTTCAAGACGTTGCGCGAAGAACCGCCGAGCGCCGCCGCGCCCATCGTCATAATCTGGGCGCGCTGGGCCGGCGTCATGCGCTGCCCGGCGGCCATGAGAAGCGGCCCCATCTGTCCGAGCGTGGCCAGCAGCCCCTGCTGAAGATCGCCAACCCTCGACCCGGAGTTCGGGTCGATCTGGTCCGCCGGGTTGGCCGGGGCTTGCGGGACAGACGAGGCCGTAGGCGCGGCGACAGCCCCGAGCATCCCGGCGTTCGTTGCGCCCGCGCCGGGAGACACGGGAGCCGCCGCCGCGCCACCGGCGTCCCCGGAGAGAGGCGGGGTGCCGGTGTTCGGGGCTTGTCCCTGCACGGGCGCAGGCGCGCCCATCTGCGTGAGATTGCGCGGGTCGTTCGGGTCCTGCCCGAGCAGCAGCATTTGCAGGGGGTTAAGCATGGGGGCGTCCTTACGAAGTGAAGCCGCCGGGGCCTGCACCAAAGTTCTGCATGGCGGTGTTGCCGTTCTGGGTCAGCCAGCGCGCGAAGGGGTTGTCCTCCGGGCCCTGCTGTTCGCCGCCCAGCAGCCCGGCGGGGCGCGGCGGCGGCAGTGGGGCGGGCTTGGCGGCCGGAGCAGCGGCAGCGCGGGCCGCCGGGTTCGGCAGGCCGTCGAAGGCCGGGGGCTGCATCGGGGCGGACGCCGCCGGGTTGTTGGCGAGACCGTCGAAGGCCGGGGGCTGCGTGGGCGCAGCCGCTGCCGGGTTAGCCGGCGCGGGAGCGGCCTGCGCCTGCGGCAGCCCCGGAATGGGAGCTGGACCGTTCGGCACGCCCACGGGCTTGTTCTGGGCCTTCGCCATCATGGCGAGCCAGCCGAGCATCTGGGGAAACCAAGTCTGGTCGTGGTTCATTTTCTCAACTCCATCCTAGGATGCCCGCCTGCGGACGGGGCTGGTTCTGCGCGAGGGCCTGCTGGAAGAAACTGTCCGCGTTCTGCTTGAAAGCCTGCTGCGTCTTGGCCAGCGCCTGCTGCTGCGCCTGCTGGTTCTGGGCGTTGGACACGGCAGCGACTTTCCCGAGCAGGCCCGCCATGTCCTGCACGGGGTTGGACTGTTGGGTCTGCGTGGGCGTCGAGGACGACGCTGAAGGAGCAGGGGTCTGCGTCGGCTGCGGCGTGCCGTCCCCGGTCTGTCCGAGCCACGCTTGGGCGGCGGGGAGACGGGACTGGATGTTCTGAACGTGGGTCGAGACCGTCCCGTTGCCGTCGCTCGCGCTGAAGTGTCCGGGGCTGCCGGCGTTGACGGTCGAATACATATCCAGCAGGCCCATGCCGGGCTTGTAGCCCCTGTCCGCGAGGAACTTCAGGGCGGCGTCCGTCTGCTGGAAGAAGTTGCTGTCCGGCGTGATCCCGTAGGTCTGGCGCTCGTTCGGCCCGAACTGGATCAGCCCATAGTAGTTTCCGTCCTTGCCGCCCCAGCGGTAAGGGTTCATTCCGCTCTCGTACTGCATGATCGCGGCAAGGTGCGTCGGGTCGTAACCCGCCGCCGTCGCACGCGCTATGAGGTACTGTTGGGGACTTAGCACCAAGTCCTCCCGTATTTCACCGCCTTGATCGCGTCCACCGTGACGCCGAAACGCTCGGCAAAAGCCTTCGCCTGTCCGTAGGCAAACTTTCCGGCCACGGATCGAATTTCTGCGACATGCTGCGGCGTCAATTTGGCCGAGGGGCTGTTCGCGCCCCGGAAGCGCCGGCGCAGTCCTCTGTCGTAGGCCGCTTTCACGTTCTGCGCGTTTGTTCCAAGCTCTAAGTGTGCGGGGTTCACGCACAGCTTCGTGTCGCAGCGGTGCATGACCTGCTGTCCCGCTGGGATAGGTCCACGGGAGAGCGCGTAGGACAGTCTGTGCCCGCGCTGATTGTACGCGAGCGTCGGATACCTAGACGCCGAGCCGAGCCAAAGCCAGCAGCCCGAGTTCGGCTCTGGCATGACGCGGTCGGGGAAAAGGTCCATTATGTCAGTCATGCGGCGAACTTCCCGGACAGGCCGTTAACGACAAGCTTGCCCCCGATCTTGCGCGTCGCGCCGGGGAACTTCTTCTCGACTTCCTGCGCCAGCGGGCCGACGACTTTCGGGTAGGACTTCGGGTCGCCCTTGTAGCGGTAGGCGTGCAGCGTCAGGCCCGTCTGCGGGTCTGTCCCGACTTTCTCGATGTCGGTCTTTTCGTTCTCGTCGGACAGGATGCCCAGCAGCGCGCCGGCACCGCCGCCGAGGACGGAGCCGAGACCCGAGGACAGGCCCAGCGAGGGGAACGCGCTGGCGATCTGTCCGCCCATGGACGCGCCGGACATCATGCCGCCAAGCCCCGACATCATGCCGTTGCTCGAAGTGGCGGGCGTGGACGACGTGCCGATGCTCGTGGTCGAGGTGTCGTGCGGCACCGAGGACAGCGTTGAGTTCAGCAACTGCTGCATCTGGATCGGGTAGTTCACGCCCTGATTGTAGTAGCCGAAGTTCGCGCTGTCCGCCGCCTGCCGGGTGTTCTGGACGAGGCCGCCGTAGCCCAGCAGGTTGTTGATGTCCTGCAATCCAGACTGTTGCGCGTTCTGGGCCACTGTCCCCAGCGCAATGCCGCCGGTCTGAAGGTTCCGCTGCTGGGTGAGCGCGGCGTTCTGGTTCTGGCCCTGCGCGGCGAGGTTGTTGGAAATGTCCTGCCCCATGAGGCCGGTTGCGTTTCCATACGCCCGGTCGAGCATGTTCGCGTCAAACTGCTGCTGGCCCAGAGCATTCTGCTCGGCAGCCGCGCCACGCTGGACAAGATCGCGCGAGCCGCCGAACGCCTTCGCCGTGACGGCGCTGTCCTTGATCTGGTTCAGGTTCTGGTCGAGCGCCTGCGCGCCGGCAGCGCGGGCGGCGTCAATCACCTGCTGCGTGTATGGCGACATATATCGCTGGACGTTCGTCAGCCCGTTCTGGAAAGTTTGCGGCGTCACGTTCTGGACAGGCGAGAAGGACCGCTGGACAGCGTCGGCCGCCTGTCCGTAGTAGGGCATGAACTGCCCCTGCGTGCCCATGATTTTCTGTCCGGCCGCCTGCTGGTAGCCGTTGAGCGGCGCGGTGAGTTCGCCGTTGTAGAGCGGCATTCCCGCCTTCAGCATGTCCTGCGCGTGCGCCGTCGCGAACTGCGACCCCTGCGTCAGCCACGCGGGGATCGTGCTGGTATTGCTCTGCATGGAAAGCTGGGGTGCGCCGTAGCTGCTCCCGCCGCCGCCTTTAGGACTGCTCATGCCGCGTCGCTTTCGAGTGGGAGTTCAAACATGACGAGTTTCGGCTTGAAGCCGAACTCCGGCAGCCGCCGGAGGAAACCGCGCCGGCCGGTCGTCGTGATCGCCACGCAACCGTTGTCCTCGGCGAACTTCTGGATCGCCGGCAGGTGCGCCATGATCGTCGCGAAATCGCCGGCGACGATCCAAGCGTGGAGGATTTTCTTGCGCGGGTACTTGATGACTTCGGTTATGACGATGCTGTCGTCCGTGGACCAACATTGAAGCTTGCCGTCCTTGAGACCCGCCAGAATGTCCTCGCGCGTGTGGGTTTGTCCGCCGATGGCGAGCGCCTTATCAAACAAGGCGGGTAAATCAAGCTGGGGGCGGGACTGTTCCACGGGTTGCCACCGTTGTCGTCAGGGTGCCGGTGTCCGAGACGGTCACGACGAAGACCGTGCCGTTCGGGGACTGAAGCATGATCTGCGGCTGGATCGTATTCGGCCCGGCGAGGAGCGCCATACGACGTGTCAGCAACGCGAGGAAAGCCGAGAACCAAGACCCGTCGTAACGGTCGGGCGGCGTTCCGAAACTGGGGGCCGGGACGGGCCTAGGGCTTATCGTCACCGGAGGCCCCCATCGCTTTCAATATCTAGCCGAATTTGGCCCAAACTCCAATAGCCGTCTGTCGTCGCCTCGATCCGCATCCGGAGGTCCCGGCCTGTAGCTCGGCAGTCCATGTAGCCGTCGGACCGGGGCGTGTAGGGGCCGTAAGTCACGTCCGCCTGTCCGGGGGTGAGACGGGACAGGAACTTGATCTGGTACTTGCCGCCGGCGTCGAAATCGCTCTCCGCGACCATCGCCTGCATGACGTCCTTCATGGCGGGTCCCTCTCGGAATTGGAGGACCCCGCTCTCGGCCCAGACGCTGCCCACGCGCGACGCGCCGTTGTCCGTGTAGCCGGTCTCGTGCAGGTAGATGTTTTTGTCTGTCCCGGCAGCCAGCGGGTTGTTCGCGGTCAGCGCGCCGCAAGCCGCTGTCCTCGCCCGTTTGGTGGGGAACCACAGGCCGTCGGCGTAATTGAAGACAATGGCGCTGTCGCACTCGGTCTGGCCGGTGCTGGGATATTCAAACCAGAACTCGGGGAAGTCGGCGCTCTCGGACAGGTGCGCGCGGAAGACGCCGTAGAACGGGTCGATTGCTTGCCGAAGGTCCGAGAACATCGGACACGGCAGCGGCTGGATCGCGCCGCCGTCGTAGGTCCAGAAGGTTTCCGAGCCGTACCACATGACGAGGTTGCCGGCGGTCGCCAGCGCGTAGGGCGCGGCAAAGGTGGTCACGCCGATTTTCTCAGCGCCATAGAAGAACGGCGCGCCGACGTAGCGCACCAAGAAAGCCTCGTGCTGGGTCAGCACGAGGACGCCGTCCTTGACCCGGCAGCCCGTGACGATTGGCGACGTCGCTTCTAAGTCGAGATAGCCGGCCTGTCCGGTCGTCGTGTTGAACGTCCAGCCGTTGAGGTTTTCGAGGTCGGACCACGCGACGCGGCGCGGGTTGCCGTCGGCCCCCAAGAGCATGACGGCGCGCTCGGCGGTGACGACGACGGCGGTGTTGCCCTTCGGGGCGTTCGTCGGCACGTCCATGGGCTGAATGCGCCCAGTCGTGGGCGAGAAGTGCAAGAGCCGGCCGTCCGAGGACATGACCGCCACGATGTCCTGTCCGAAGTTCGCGACCGTCCAGTGGTGCGGGTTGCGGAACGCCGGCGGGTTGATGGCGCGCGGCGTGCCGTAGGTTCCCTTGCCGTAGTCGTCCACGCCGTAACCACCGGCCGTGAAGTCGCTCTCGCCTTGGAAACCGCTGGGCGTCACGCCATAGAGCGCGTCCGTCAACAGGTAGGCGTTCTGGTCGCAGCCGGCGAAAACCCACGTCTGGGACGCGCTGTCGCGCCACTGGAAAAGCCGGCGGACAGCGGACGCTGCCGGCGAGGGGGAAATCTTCTCGTTGCCGCCAATCGGGCACATTGAGCCTGCGACCCAGCGGACGTTATTCGTGTCCCACCAATAGCCGGGGCTGTCGTAGGGGGTTGATTGGCGGACAACGCCGTCCTTGATGTTGACGGGGTTCCACATTCATCTGTTCCCGAAGTGGTTGGCGAGCCAGCCCACCAAGCCGCCGACGCCGGCGGATATGATGGTCGTCGCGGCTTTCTTGGTGGCGGTCTTGTTGCCGTCCTCGCCCTGTTCTTTCGCGTTGACCAATTCCAAGTCGGTGATGCGTTTCGCGTGGTCTTTGTATTCCTCTACGGCGGACAGGATGGACTTCACGTCGCCGGCCATTTCTGCTTGTCGCACGGCCATGTGCTGGTCCAGTTCCGCGACGTTCTCGACGCGCTCCGTCAGAGAAGCAACGTGTGTCGTGAGCGCCGCGTGCGACGCTTCGAGTTTGGCCAGACGTTCTCCGGTTCCCGGTGCTGCCCCGATCATCGCGCGCCCCACTTGCAGAGTGTCCTTCCTACGGCGTTGTGTTCCTTGATCTGGACAATCGTTCCGGCGGTGTCTTTCGAGGACCAGTAGATCGCTCGCGCCGCGCCGCAGAACGTCGCGTCAGTCCCGACGGAAACCGTCGTTGCCAGACACCCGGTCAGGATGAAGGGTAGCGTCAGCACGGACAGCTTCACGAGCAGCGAGAGCTTTTGCGAGCGCATCTGACTGGGCCTGTAGTTCCGACGCGATTGTCTTCGTCTGTCCGGCGTCTATCATCGCCTTGTCGTGCAGCCACTGGGTAAAGCTACCCAGCAGCTTCACGAGGGCGAGGACAAGCGCCAGCCAGTCCATTAGGCCGACGGCATCGGCTTCTTGGAAATGACGGACCAAGCCGCCACGGCCAACGTCCCGGCAGCGCCGGCGATGGCGGTGCCTGTCGCGGCGTCGAGAATGCCCTTGCCGGTGAAGTAGCCGCAGATCGCGGCGATGATGGTGCGGACAACGCCGCCGATAGTTGCTGCATCCATTGGTTCAGTCCTTTCTCTCTACGGGTATTTAGCGGCCGGAAGTTCATGGTGTGGGTAGTCTTTGAACGTCTTCCAGTCGCAACCGCTCCGCAGCGGTATCTTGAAGTCGGCAGCCGCTTTCTTCATGGCCGCCGCAATGACGAGGAACGGGGGGATGTGCGCCCACGTCGGCTTCCCCGCGTCGTCCAAGGGCGCAAGGTCCACGGCGTGGCCCCAGCCGTTGGTCGGACAATGCCGACAATCGCGGGGGTCCTTCAGCGAGGAGAAGCCCTGCTGGATCAGGATTTTCTCGCGCTCGATTGTCCGCAAACCCTCGGTCACGACGAACCGGACAGAACAATTGTCCGCCGCCTTCCGGACGATCTTCACGAGGTCCGGGTGGACGCCCTTGAGCTTGCTCTCGGAGACTGGGTCCAGCATTGTCTTCCTGCTTTCCGGACAAAACTTATCAGAGTTTGCAGATCATGACGAGCGAGTAGAACGGCGGCTGGATCGGGACAGCCGACGCCGTCGCCGTCGGAATGATCGCCGCGCCGGAGCCGCCCGAGTTCACGCCAATGCCCGTCGTGTTCGTCTGAAGGTTGAACGAGGACGTCGTGATGTTGGACGAACCCGTGGTTGAGAACGTGAACGGTCCGCCGGCAGCGCCGCCGGACGCGCCCGTGCCGCCGAACGTGCCCGTGTGGGTGTGTCCGGGGTCGGTGACGGTCAGGGCGTAGTTCGGAAGCTGCGACACGGACAGCGTGAACGGAGCGACGGTGATCGTCGGCGCGTAGGCGAGGTAGCCGCCCGTCTGGTCCTTCGTGTAGAGGCCGCCGGAGCCGACGATGAACTTCGACCGCAGGTCCGGCGTCGACCACGTCCCGCCGGCGACAAGCGAATAGGTGCCCCCGTCGCAGAGCGCGAAGCCCGAAGGCGCTGCCGACGCGCCGTCGTACATGAGAATGGTCTTCGGCGGGACAGCCGCGAGGACAGCGGCGGCGGCAGCCGACGCGGTGGCCGACGCTGACGCGGCTGTGAGGGACACGGAACGGAGGTTCGTGTCCAGCGTGTCCAAGTCCGCGTTGAGCTTGGTCCCCCACGTCGAAGTGGAAGACCCGACTTCGGGCTTCGTCAGCGAGTAGTAGGTCGTGTAGCTGTCGGCGGCGAGAGCCAGAGTGGCCAGCAGCGACGCGACAAGGGCGAGAGTAAGGCGTCTCATGGGATGCGGCTCCATGTGGAAGGCGGGGTAGGAACGATTGTCCAGAACGACGCCAGCGCGCCGCCGGAAAGAGTGCTGTCGTCGGTCAGCGCCGCCGCGAGGTGGTGCTTGGCGCGCAGCGCGCCGGACAGCGTCGTGGTCGCGGTCAGCAGCGCCTGCATTTCGGCAGCGCCAGCGGAAAGCTTCGACGTCGAGACCAGCGCCGCCGCAAGGTGGTGCTTCAGGTCGAGGGCGGCTTGGACAGACGACGAAGCCGTCAGGGCGGCGTAAAGATCGCCCGAGGACGCAAGCTGTCCGGACAAGGTGCTGTCCGAGGACAGAGCCGCCGCGAACTGGCGCTCGATTGTAAGGGGTCCTGTGAGCGTAGAAGTGGAAGTCAGGGCCGACGCGAGGTCATGCTGAAGCGCTAGCGCGCCGGACAGGGTGCTGTCGCTGGTCGGGGCCGCCGCGAGGTGCTGCGTCGTCACGGAATTGTAGGTGAAGACGATCAAGCCGCCGCCGGCAGGGCCGTCAGCCGCCGCGCCAGCGCCGCCGCCACCGCCATAGTTGCCGCCCGCGCCGCCCGTCGCCGCCGGGGCCGCGCCGCCGCCACCGCCGCCCGCGCCGACCGTGCCGCTGCTGGGCGTGCCGTTGAGGCTCGTGTAGGTCCATTCAGCGCCTGCGCCGCCCGCGCCGCCGCCAGCCGTTCCGCCGGCACCGCCCACGCCGCCGTCTCCGGAGCCGCCCGCCGCGTTGCCGCTGGCCGCCGCGCTTCCGTCGGTGCCTGCGCCGCTCGGCCCGGCAGCGCCGCCGCCTCCGGGCAGGCCGCCCGTGGACGTGCCGCCCGTGCCGCCGGCCCGCGTGGTCGAGCCGACGTTGCCCGTCGAGCCGCCAGCGCCGCCGGACGACGTCGTGGACGTCGCGCCGCCAGCAGCGACTAGGGTGCTGGCGTCTTTGAAGTAGCTATTCGCCGTCGGGGTTGTGCCGGCGCCTGTCGTGCCGCCGGCCGTGCCGCAGCGGTAGGAATAGACGTTGCCCGCCGCAATGCCCGTGAGAGCGGTGATATTGGCGTAACCGCCGCCACCGCCGCCGCCATGCGGGTAGACGATGTAGATGCCGTGCGAGCCTTTGCCGCCCGCGCCAATAGCCTCGATGGAGACCAGCGAGCCGAAGTCCGCCGGGACCGTGAAGCTGGTCCCGGACGTAAACGCAAGGACTTTGACGGCCACGGCGGCCTATCCTTTTAGGTGATCGTCCACGACAGAGCAGCGGCCGGGAAGTCCACGACGTCGCCGGCGTTGATCGTCTTGGACACGGACAGAGCGCCGAACAGCAGCATGTTGCCGCCGCTCGAAGCATCGAACAGCGCCACGTCAACGACGGTGCCCCAGCCCGAAGGCGTGGGCGTCGGGAAGTTGATCGTGTTGTTGTTCGATGTCTGTCCGGACGTCCCGGACGAAGCCGCAGTCGAACCGGCCGCCTGCGTGCCGGCCCAGTTCGCGAGCGAGGACGTCACCGCGACACGCGCGTAGGCGTTGCCCGTGACTTCCGTGCCGCCGCCGCCCGCGTTCGGCGCGGCGGTGAACAGGGCGACATAGACCGTCGCCGGCATGGTGTAGGACTGCCCGCGAAGGAGCGCGTCGATCAGCTTGTTCTGTAGGTAATTCGAGAGCGAGGCCATTTAGAAGCTCCGGGTTCTGGCGGATAGTTTCGCTTGCGGCCGGGTCGCCCGTTCGGCGGCAATGGTCACGTCCTCAAGGATGCGCTGATACGCGGCCTCCCAAGTCGGGATGCGGGCGTCCGCCTTGAGGTACGGCGCGGAGTGAACAAGCGTCCCGTAGAGGTAGAGGTCGGGATATTCCGCCAGCACCCAGTTGGTCGGGTTCGCCGCGTTCAGGTCGTAGAGCGTCGTGAAATACCAGAGGTCCAGCGTGGCGGGGGCCGTGACAGTGGCCGACGGGAGCAGCACGATCTGGTTGCTGACGATGGTGTAGTAGAGCGTCGCCCCGGTCGGGTTGTCCGTGGCCATTTCGTCCAGCATGTCCGGGGACACGTATTCGAGCTTGGGCGCGGTCAGCGGGTTGCTCGTCGTGAGCAGCTTATAGACAGACGAGAAATCTCCGGGGAGCGCGGCGCTGCCGTTGGTGAAGACAGCGGTGGCGTGCGCCATAGCCGACGGGTGCCGCACGCGCGTCATGTCGCGGGCGATGCGGGTCGTCGCCAGCACCGTGAAGTTCGGGATGGCCGAGACCAAATCTTGCCGATTGAGCGTGTCCGCCACGATGGCGCACAGCCCTTGGTAATCGCGCGTGAATGTTGGGTCGGCGTAGGTCATTGTCCTCCACCATAACAGACGGGGACGCCGAGCGAAATCAGGTCTTGGGCGTAGAAGTTGCAGCCGTCGGTTTCGGACAGGCGCTGTCCGTCGAAGTCGTAGCAACAGACCCCACGCTTGGATTGAAGGGAGTTGAACCAAGCGCGAAGGTCTTCGGGGCCGTCGGAGACGCCTGCGAGGGTGGAAGAGGTGAGCAGGAGGAGGACCGACAGCCAACGCATGTTACTTCTCCTCGGGCTTAGGTTCGGGCTTGGGGGAGAACGCGGTGTTGATCTTGGCCATTGCGGAGGCGGCCTGCTGCTGGGCGAGCTGAAGTTGGGTCTGCGCCGAGGTGAAGGCGAGGACCGCGGACAGTTCGGATTTGGTCAAGGTGACCGTGGTTTCTTCTTCGGCGTAGGCGACCGAAGAAGCGAGGATGAAAACAATGGCTAAACGTTTCATGGACATGCAGCTTTCTTGTAAAGAACCCCGGTAGTATCGATGCAGACATAAAGTCCGCCTGCCCCAGCGGCACCGGGAATACCACTGATGGTGAGGTTGTCGGTGACGGTAACAGCAGAGGCTCCGAGTTGAAGTTTGGTTGCACCACTGCGTTGAAGATAGAAATCCCATGCACCGCTTGCTATCGCTGTGTAATTTGCACCATCGGATGTGAAGTAACCGCCTAAAACATTATTAGCAATAAGTTCAAGACCGGCCGATCCTGTAGCGCTTTCAATGACTAAACCGCGAGCAACACCAATGCCGTTTGCGTTTGCTCCACCGACATTAAGATCGGCTCCGGTCATCGAGGCTACGCCAGCGCCAAGAACCAAAGCGCCCGTTCCGGAAGATGCGTTGGAATAGAGCCGCCAGCGTTCGGTGCCGGGAGTACCTGCGTTGCCGGACTTCCAAACAAGCGAATGGCCAAGGGCTGCACCATCACCATAGGAGGCCATGATGATGGCATCAGCTTTGTTTGAGGTTTCAACTAATGAAGTTGAACCAAAAACGATGCCGGTTCCGAATCGCTGGGTGTTGTTAACGAACTGAACGCCAGCATCGGTGTCAAATCCGGGAGTACGTTCTCCACCAGAAGCGATCTGATGAGCAATGGTTAGGCCTTGCCGAAATGGATCGGCTGCTTGACCGGCAACATACGCTATGCCATCGATTTCGTGTCCAATTGCTGAACCTGAAACAGCTTGGGTGCGGTAGAACTCGGTGTAATTGCAATACGCTCGAGCGGCGTAAGTGGTATTGTTGGAGAAGGTAACACAAGAGTTACTAATCGCAGTGTAGTCTGCGGAGGTTGCCCATTTATTTTGAGAGGCAAGGGTAAGAGCAACGCCGCCGTCGGCAGAGGATGCGTTGTCTTGGGTAAAGATATTTGAGATTGAAACTTGCGGGGTAGAAGTACTACCGGGAGTGAGTGCAAGTAGAGCGGTTGTAACCCAGTCTTTGGTTACGTTCGGGAACGCACCGTCGTTGGGAGTTGCGCCGCCGATGAAAACACGGTCGTTGAAGCGCTGAATGTTGGCACCATTTTGGGTGTAGAACTGACCGGAGTTGGGGGTTACGACCGAACCGGCGAATGTGACGTTGGTTCCGCCGGTGATCGTGCCCAAGCACGCAAGCAGCCCCGAGCCGTCGCCACTGAGAAGCTGGTTGGTGCAGCCCGTGGGCGTCGTGCCGGGGGTCAGGGAACTGATAGACGGCTGCGTGATCCAGCCCTGCTGCGCAAAAGCCGGAGCGCCCGCAAGAGCCGCGAGCGCGAGGACAGAGCGGAGGAAGTTCTTCATTACTGCACCTGTCCGCTGAAGAATGCCGTGGACGAAGCGGTCTTCGTAAAGCACCCCGTGGTGCTGAACACGACGACGATGCCGGCCGAGAAAATCGCGGGCGTCGGCCACGACAGCGCCATGCCGCCGTTCGCCGGAACCTGCCAGCAATACTTGGGTGTGACTGCGCCGTCGGCAGGGGCCGAAGTTGCGTCGAAGATCATCACGTAGCCGCCCGTCGCGCCGATCTGCGCGGACAGGGCGTTAAGCTGTCCGCTGCCCGTCTTGAGGACGATGTTCGACCCGGCAGCGCCGGACACGACGGGGACAACGGGACTGAGGAACTGCGCGGACACGGGGGCCGCGAGGACAGCGCCGGCAAGGGCGAGAAGGGCGAGGACGATGCGGTTCATACCTTGAACTCCCTAAGCCTGTAAGGCGCGGCTTCGATGCTGTTCCACCAACGGCGACGGCGCTCGGGGTCGCGCCAGACGCCGCGTTGAAGAAGGTCGTACATCACGGTCAG